GGCTTCACTTTGATCTACCATCACTACTACAGACCTGTAGTAGAAGAAGGTAGGCAAGACGAGACTGTAGCCGTTTTTGTTGCGCCAACAGAAGGCAATCCGCACGTAAGTGTTGCAGTTCTTGATGAAATCCTAAAGGGGATGAGTGCCGAAGAAAAAGAAGCACGTAAGCACGGCAAGTTCATGGCTAGTTCCGGGCTCGTGTACCCACAGTTCAACACGCTTGCTCATGTCGTGCCCCCAATTGATCCAAATAGAATTACTGAACCCATTGTCGTGGCTATGGACCATGGACTCCGCCACCCCACAGTATGGCTCTGGGCTTATGTGGATCACGAAGGTATCATCGTAGTCTTCAAGGAATACTTTGAAGAGGAACGGACTATTGAGCAGCATGCTAAGGCGATCAAAGAAATCGAATCAGCCGGATACAATCCTATTGGTCCTAGAGTCCTTTACAGAATCGGGGACCCAAGTATTGAACAGCGCACGGCAAGTACTGGAACAAGTGTGCGAACTCTTTACGCTGAACAAGACTATTTCATCGGACTCGCTAATAATGACATGGTTGCAGGACTCAACAAGGTACGAGCTTACCTGGAACACTTTGGGCTTCGAATCACTGAAGATTGTCCCAACTTAATTCGTGAACTAATGAGTTACCGTTGGGACACTTACGCCAATCGTAAGGCCAACGATTCAAAGAAGTCCAAGGACGCTCCACGTAAGATAAATGACGACGCTTGCGACACACTGCGTTACTTAGTAATGAGTCGTCCTGATGACGAGTTCGAAGGTTGGGCAGGAGAGTTCAGAGCTCCATTTATCAATGCAGCAATGACAACTCCTGACGTACCATCAGGTGCGTATTCAGCTGAAGACTTAATAACATTTGATGAGAACAGCTTCCATACAATTCTAGGAGAAGACTGGTAATGCAACTTGAAGCAGGAACACAGGTATTCGCTCAGACCATTATGACTAGAAATGAACTTGACCAGGGACAACTTCTTCTCGTAGCTATTGAGAATTTATTTCACGACCTTAATAAGCTTACAGAGAACGCTCCAATCCATGACTTGAAGTTTGAGTGTAAGCCATTGGTTAGTATGAACGACAAAGTTAGCCAGTCATTTACTTCATCAGACAACATGATTCTCCGTATTAGGGGAATGGTATAATGGACTGGGCCGTATATCGAGCCGCAGACTTGCGAACTTTATTCGCAGATGACGAACGCGCACTCAAGATCCTTGAAGAGAATCGTATTACGGAGCCGTACCTTAGTACTCCGCATGACCCTTACAGGGTTATTACTAAGGACTCCATGCGCTTTATGGCACTTCCTGCCTGTAGTCTATGGTACGGTTCGTCAGACGAACCTTGGTTCCTTGACTTGGGCTTGGACGGAATTGAAGGGGCCCTTTATATTGGCACGACCGACTTCTGTCGCCTTGCAGCGCTAGTTAACTATACTGACGCTACAAATGTGGCGAATATTCAAACCGAACTGGATCAAATGAGGGAAGAGAATGCTCGCCTTCGTACTAGCAACGCTAAGCTTAGGAATACTCTGTCTGACGTTGCTGACGCTCGTAGCGCTGACACACAGAAACCAGCGGTTCGCTCTGAACGCAAGTCGGCGGACAGCGGAGCTACTGCTGCTTGAGAAAGCACTTGAGCTCTTGGCTACAAGGTCAGCTTCTGAGTACGCCTCGGTAAGAGCGTCCGGTTCTACTTTTGGCCCCATTGACTATTCGGCAGTCTTCGCTAATGAAGACGCTGAGGATTATGTTGTGGCAGAAGATGGTAGCAACGTTGTCATGGATTATAAAGAGGACGCCATACTACTAGGACTAACTAACGACTAGGCCCTGTAGGGCGAGGGCGCCGCAGGCGCCTGAGTTAGAGTAATTTGGTTCCGGTTTTCAACCTCGTTTTAGTATGAAGGATCGTTTATAAATGGCCGACTCTACAGCGTCAGTTGACGTAGTACCTGGAAGTGACCGACCCGCTGAAGAGTCGGCCGAGAAGTGGAATTCTAAGTACCAGCAGGCTCGTATGGCTCGACTCAATTTCGAGCAGAAATGGTACACGTACTTAGCCTTCGTTGCTGGTAAGCAATACATTCAGTGGGTATATGGTTCGACTATGGCTACCGGTCGTATGATTGAACCTACTAATCCAAATGCACGTGTGCGTATTGTAATCAATAAGACTCGTCGTATCATGCGGCGGGAACTTGCACGTCTGAACAAGGAAGGTATTAGAGGTTACGTTACGCCTACTAATACTGACGATAACTCTCAGGCTGCTGCACGTGGTGCAGAACAGGTTGCAGACTACCTAACTACTAAGCTGAAGCTACAGTGGCGCTTCAAGCAAGCTGACTGGTGGATGCTTATCTGTGGCACTGCATTTCTCAAGGACTACTACGATGAAACTGTTCAAATGGGTTATGCAAAGACTACTGACCCTGAGACAGGACAGGAAACTCAAGAGCAAGTATTTGGTAGCCCTGTAGTTGAAGTGATTAGTCCGTTCCATTTGTTGGTTCCTAACCTTGATGAGCCGGATATTCAGAAGCAGCCTTGGATTATGCATATCAGCATGAAGTCGCCGGAGGATATCAAGGCTAGATTCCCTGACGCAGACGTTGGCGAAGGCGTTTCCGTTAGCACTAACACTCTTGAGAGCCGCCTGCTCAATATTCAGGGCATGACACAGGATGCAGATAAGTCTAAGGCAGTTGAGTTACGTGAAATCTGGATCAGAAAGTGCTCTAATTACCCCCAGGGAGCTAGAATTACTTGTACTCAAGAGCGAATCTTGGAGAAACTTGACGAGTTCCCTTACGCTCACGGAGAGTACCCATTTACTAAGAGAACTTATATCGAGAACTCCATCTTTTATGGAGTAACACTCGTAGAAGACCTTATGGGACTTCAGGTTGAGTACAATAGGACTCGTTCTCAGCTAATGGAAGACAAGAACCGTATGGGACGGCCTCAGTTGGCCATAGAATTGGGTTCTGTTGATATTGCAAAGCTCAAAGGACAGGCTGGAGAGGTTGTAGTCTATAAGCCCGGCTCTAAACCACCACAGCCTATTCAAATTGCTGGACTTCCTGCCTATATTATTGACCATGTAAACCGAATTGGTGCTGAGATGGCTGAATTGGCCTCTCAGGAGAACCAAGATGGTAATTCAGTGCCAAACGGTGTTACTGCGGCTACTGCAATTGCATATTTGCAGGAAAACCAGGACGCACTTATCATGGATACTCTTCGAGACAAGGAAATGGCATGGGAGAGCGTTCTACAACACCTTTTGAGCTATGTGGGACAGTATTGGGACAGTCAGCGTCTAATTACTGTATCAGGCGACAACAATGCGTTCGAGAGCTTTCTCTTTTCCCAGAGCGATTTGCAAGGCCAGACAGAGTGGCGTGCGATTATTGGATCGAGCACCCCGATGTCGCACAGCGCCAAGCAGGCGCAGATTATGGAACTGATGAAGATGGGAGCAGTTCAGATTCCTCAAGGTCTGCAGTTCATGGAGTTGGGTGATACTGCACGGCTCTATGAAGATATGCAGATTGACAGTAGAGAGGCAAAGAAGGAGAACATTAGGATTCGGAATGGTACTTGGACTAGCGTCGAGCTTTATCAGGAGCATTTGCAGCATTTAATGGAGCACGACAATGTTCGTAAGCGTGAAGAGTACGATGTTTGGACGCCAGAGTCTAAAGCTATGATGACGTACCATGCTTATTTGCATATGTACCAGTTCTTGACTGAGATGGGTCAGCAAGTTATGCTTCCGCCTGAGATGACTCAGGAAGCGGAGAATACTGCACTGATGATGCAACAGAACCCTGGTTTCAAGCCACCTATTCCTACAGTTCCGCCTTACTTTGAATCTAGTTTGCGTGCTATGATAAATGCGCTTACTATGGGACAAATGCAAGCCACGTCCGAAGGCCCAGCAGCGACTACTCCGGAGTAACTACCTATGCCCGATACTGTTCAGCAGATCGGTTCAGAACTTGGGTTTGTTGAGAACCCCGTAGCTGGACAGTCTCTGCAGGATCCATTTCCTAATACGAACCTTATGTCAATGCCCTATAGGCGCTTGGCTGAGACTCGACAGGCAGCGTTGAGCGGTAAGAACGCTATTGCACTGACATGGAATGACGTTCTTTATGCTCACCGTATGGTCTATACTAAGGTCAACCAGCTTGGTAGTAGGCTTCCTACTAATTTGTTGTTTGCTTATAGTCCAGGTGCTAAGCTTGCTTATACTACTGCAATGGGTGGTGTTACTGGTACGACTGATACTGACGTAACTGGTAAGACATTCACTCAAGCTCAGGGGCAGATTATTGATGGTGTACGAATTCAAGTGGCTAACGGAGTATCAACTGCGCCACTGGCCACTGGACAGACTGATAACCAGGTCTGGCTCATGCTGGCACACGGTGAACCGGCTGTAGCTGCTGCTAGCATTATGTACGCTCGACGTACTGACGCTAACAACTGGATTCGTTTCTTCCGTCAGTCGGCTACTAACGTACGAATTGAGAAGGACGTAGCTTCTGCTACTACAACTGAACGTGACATTACTATTCCTACTACTGAACCTATCAGTGGTAGTGCCTATGCAATTCGTATCAATGGTACGATCTGTCAGGTATTTGTGAATGGTACGCTCTACGATCAGTTTACTCTTTCTGCCGGCGCTCAGGGCCTTACTGGACTTCAGGTTGGCTTTGATACCACGGCTGCTGCTCGTGCTGGTATGGGCGAGCTTGAAGTCTGGAGCACTGCAGCTCCAGTATAACCAATAGTTGCTAATCTACCAAAGTAGGTAAACTTATGTCAATGGCCGATGGCGACCTTTCGGCAGAACTTGCTGGGGCAATTGGAGCTGACGATCAGTCAGGAGATCCAAAACCCGAGTCAGATTCTAGTGCTGGCGGTGACCAAGGCAACGTC